AGACATTTACCCGGTGTAACGCGGCATGTACCTTTTGCCCTTACACCACACTAGACCGATTGGGCGATAAGATGCCCTGGTCTTTGATTGATAAGCTAATCGAGGAGATGTCGGATTGGGAAGTAGGTTTCTTTTTCTGCCCGTTCAAGGTTAACGAACCTTTACTAGATAAGCGTATATTCGATATCTGCAAGAAGGCAACTGATAGGACATTGGCGGTAATAAGATTGTTCAGTAACGGGTCTACTTTGAGTCTTCGGAACATTCAGAGGATTGCTGAGATAGACCGGATGCCACAACTAAACATCAGTCTTAACGAGTACAGACCTGATAAGTACAAAAGTTTGATGAATTTAGACTTTGAGCACACAGCCAAGAACATTGACGTTTTGCATAATACAGACGTGCCATATCAGGTCGTTTTGTCTACGGTTGGATTCCCGAATGAAGACTTCCGCAGGTATTGTTTTGACCGCTGGCCTAAGTTCGATTCAGTCGCATTAAGGGATGGCGGATGGTTAGGGTTTAGCGATGTATCCTACGAGATTCCAGATACAAACTGTGGTCGCTGGTGGGAACTGTCCATCATGGCTAACGGTATCGCTTCGCTGTGTTGTATGGACGGCGAGGGAAAGTACGGAATGGGCGATACGAACAACGAAACCTTATTAGAGATTTACGCCAAGTACAGACATTGGCGAGAGGGTATGTCGCGGAAAGACGCAGGCGACCCTTGTAACAGATGTTGGAATTAAATCTACCGTTGGATTCAGCGGGTAAAATTCGCGGGAGCGAAAACGTACCGATGAGGGCGTATCCAAATGAGCGATGAAATAGTAGCAGAAGCAACCGAGGCAGAAGTTGTCGAAGTCGACGAGTCGGTGGATACCGATGCGGAATGGTTAGCAAAACGGAACAACGAGATTGCAGCCAAAGACGATGACGACGACACCGAGGAAGTGGAAAGCGAAGTTAAGGGCGAGGCAGAGGAAAAGCCGGAGCCTTCGGAATCATCAACCGAGAAAGATGACGATGGATTTCAGGCAAGGATCGACGAGTTAACGCAACGATACTACACCGAGAAACAGCAGCGCGAACATTTTCAGAAGCAATGGGAGGATTCCCGGCAACCTGAAACTCCGGAACCCGGCAAGACGCTGGCCGACTTTGAATATGATGAGGGAAAATTCTCTCAGTACATTCAAGAGCAGGCAGTAGCAGGAGTCAGGGCGGAGATAGAACGCGGCAACCAGCAGCAGGCGACAGTACAGCGCCGTGCTGAGTTCGAAGTCAAAGAACAAGGCTTTGCAAGCAATGTGAACGATTACCACACGGTTACGAGGAATCAGGCATTACAGATATCTCAAACCATGGTGGAAACATTGCAGACAGCGGAGAAAGGCCCGGAGGTTTTATATTACCTTGGGAAAAACCCCGATGTTGCTGCCGGCCTTGCAGCTATGAGTCCGTTAGATGCTGCTCGAGAACTCGGAAAGATCGAAGCAACCAAGCTTGTCAAACCTGAACCATCAGTTAAAAAAACCCCTACGCCAGTACCCAAGATTAAGGCGGCTGAAAGCGGAGGCACTCGGGTTAGTCCCGATACTGCCAAATCCGACGAGATCAGTGACGCCGAATGGCTAAAGCGCAGGAACAAGCAAATAGCTTCGAGGTAACAAATGGCTACGAACACTCTTTTAACCCCGACGATGATTACGCGGGAATTGCTGCGAGTACTGCATCAATCGTGTAACTTCATCGGGAACGTGAACCGTCAGTACGATGACCGCTTTGCCCAGTCAGGTGCAAAGATCGGCACAGGGCTCAACGTCCGTATGCCGTCCAAGTACAATGTTCGAACCGGTGCAACCCTTTCCGCTGATGAGCACGTAGAACGCTCGACCCCGCTGACTTGCGATAGTCAGTACGGTGTTGACGTTTCGTTCACATCAGTTGAGCTCACGATGTCCCTGGATGACTTTTCCGATCGGATTATCGATCCGGCAATGAAGCAGCTCGCCGCACAGATCGAAGGCGACTGTATGGCAGACGGATATAAGGTTATCCCGAACTATACCAATGGTTCGACTGATGGACTGTTGACGTACAAGCGTTTTCAACAGGGTGGTGCGAATATCACGAAGGAGCTTGCGCCGATTTCCAACAGGACTGCGACACTTTCGCCGGACTCAACCGTTGAGTTCAACGATGCTGTCAAAGGTCTGTTTCAATCCAGCGAGAACATCAAGCGCCAATACCGTGAGGGGATTATGGGTCGAACCGGAGGGTTCGATGTGTATGAGAATACGCTAACACCATCCCATACGACGGGTACTTTCGCCGGTTCACCGCTGACGGACGGCTCTAACCAGGGTACTTCTGCAACGACTAATACCTGGGTTTCACAGACCTCGATTAACGTCGATACAGCTACTTCTCTGACGACCCTCCTGGCCGGTGATATCATCACCTTTTCAACGATCTTCGCGGCCCACCCTGAGACTAAAACGTCAACGGGCAAGCTGCGTAGTTTCGTGGTTCAGTCTGACCAGACCTTTACGACTTTGGCTGATCCATACGCCGTTGTTGTGAAGCCTGGCATTATGTACGGATCTGGTAACTCTTATCAGAACTGTGTCATTACAGGCGGCGAGACTGACGGTCTGACTACCACCTTGATTGGTGCGGTCGGTTCTGCTTTCGGGCAAGACCTCCAGTTCCATAAGGACACTTTTGCTTTTGTGTCTGCGGATCTGGAAGACGTTTCACAGTTCGGTGCCTGGGGTGCAAGGCGTACCCAAGACGGCATTTCAATGCGGATCGCGAAGCAATACGATATCGCAAACGACGCCTTTCCGTGTCGTGTTGACGTCCTGTTCGGGTTTGACGGTTTGTATAACGAGCTTGGCAACAGGCACATGTATGAAACTGACCTTTTATAATCAGGAGATGTAAATCTCTAGGGGGGTGGGCTTCGGCTCATCCCCTGTCCTTTACCGGAGTATCAATGTCTAGAAAACTAGGTCAAAAGAAAACCGTCGCGACAGAAAACTATCATGTGTTCGTAGCGACTCCAGCTTATGACGGCAAGGTAGATGTTGACTATGCCTTGTCGATGGCAGAGGCGAGTTTTTGCGCTCCGTTATTTCAGGTGCAGGTATCGGCGTCGATGATGGGCAACGGTGCTTTTATTGACCTTGCTCGGAATATATTTGTTAAGAAGTTTCTGGAAGACGAGACAGACTGTACTCATTTGTTTTTCATAGACTCAGATTTGAAGTTCCCCGCCAATGCTTTTATTGGATTGATACGGGCGGGAAAGCCGATTTGTGCGGGTGTATACCGCCGAAGGCAGGAACCGGAAGACTATCCAGTCAAGTACGCCCACCACCCGAAAGAGGGTGGTTTATGGGTTGAAGACGATGACATTGGTTCAAGCTGGATAATGGCCGAACGAGTACCTACAGGGTTCTTGTGTATCCGCAGGGATATCGTTGAGGAAATGGCGAAGGATGCCAGGCAGTTACAGATACACGGTCAGGAAGGGACTGTGCCTGAATTGTTTTATACCACTATCAACGAAGACAATCGGTTTATCGGTGAGGACTTTGCGTTCTGCGATGACTACGTTAAACGTTATGGTGAAAAGATACCAATCTACCCGAATATTGATTTTGTTCATGCCGGGTATGAATGCAACTTCAACGATTTCCTAGAAGCGAAGATGGAAGCGGAGAATCTTGATGTCGCAATATAACGACTATGAGAATCAGCTTTTGTTAGGTTGGGACATTCATCAATGGGCCGTTGCGATAGCGAGGGTTGGATTGGGCGGTACTTCGATGGGTTATGCCGAGAAGACTCGAAAAGAGTATTTAAGGAAGTACGACCAGGCGCCGCTAGCACTTCAGTTAATTGGTGTAACCGTAGACGGCAATTACGACCTCGCTTCTGCACTGTACGAACAGGTTGAATATAGGAATCTTGAACAAGTAGGCAGTGAGGATTATAAGGATTCCAGTTATGGCGATCATGGTAAGGATGACCACGACTATGACGAGGGGCGCAGGAATATCTGGACGAGGGGCGTTTGATGGAATTACTCATTGGATGCGGTAACAACCGGGAGAAGAAAGTCAGCCTACCCGAAATCCCTAAAGAATGGTCAGGTGAGTTAATTACGCTGGATTGGGACGATACTTGTAACCCTAAAGTGGTACACGATTTAAACATTCTGCCTTACCCGTTTGACGACAATATGTTTGACGAGGTTCACGCTTACGAGGTTCTAGAGCATTGCGGTACACAGGGCGATTATCGGTTTTTCTTTAACCAGTTTACCGAGTTTCACAGAATACTAAAACCGGGCGGTTATTTCGTCGCGACTTGTCCTAATTGGGATAGCCCCTGGGCATGGGGTGATCCTGGGCATACTAGAATCATATCGCGGGAATCGCTTACTTTTCTAATTCAGAATGAGTACGAAACGCAGATAGGCAAGACTGCCATGACAGATTATCGGTTTTGTTATGACGCGGATTACGAAGCAGTGGCGTTTAGCGAACAGGAACACAATTTTGCATTTGCAATGAGAGCGGTGAAAGATGGCTACGAACCAGCAGATAATTGATAGAGCGTTATACGAACTAGGCTTTCATGAGGGCGGGGCAAGCGCCGATGCGACTGATTCCGGTGATGCCCTCAACGCATTGAATGACATGATGGCCGAATGGCGCGAGCGCAGCATGGATTTGAACTGGTTTGTTCAAGATACTCTAAGCGATACCACCCCAATTCCAGAATGGGCGCAATCG